AGGCTAGTGCAGAAAATCCTGTATAAACTGCACAACCAGACAGTGCCGCCCAAGTGATAATGGTTCCAGTCACTTTACACTGCGACAAAAATGGGCAACAATTTTAATGCTGAGGAGAGTGCGAGTAATACGCCTCCAGTCATTTGTAATAACCAATGGATGAATTGGGATAGAACACAGGACACCGGAATGGTTATCGGATCAACCTGTTGTAGATGGATAAAGAACCATCCCTTAGCTCCAATTTTTAGTTCTTTGATTGATATTACCTAACTGGAAAAGGAGCGTGTCGGTAGCCCAATGAGGTTCATGGCGAAAACAGGCGTAACCATCATATAAACCTAAATAGGGGTGGGGATTGTAGGTTCGACTCCTACTATCAATCAAAACAATTTTCAAAAAACTTCTTGATTTTTCAATACCAATCGTTTATTCTATTTTCGAAATGAAAACCAAATACATTGTTTGTCTCAACATCCGCAAAATCGAACTCACCGACGATCAAGTCGATGAACTTGACGATATGGATCACACAAAAGATGGAGCGTTTATTCTTGATGTGTGTGATACCAAAGAAAAAGCAGTTGATAGCCTTTATAAGGCGGTAGACTCTTTTGATACTTACAACCTTAGAGACTTGTGAAAATAGATGTTTCAACGGTTGACCGCACCCAATTCATGGTGCATGAACACTTTCTCAACGGAGAAGTTGTTTACTTGGTTCAGCCACAACACATCGGAACTAAATGGACGCAAGACAACAAACACCTACGTAGTGTTGTTGTCAATTACGATGGTGAAGTGATTAGTGCAGGCTTTCCAAAGTTTACCAACTGGGGTGAGAATCCCGATCACTTTCCTGTTCCTACTTCATTACGGAACTGTACTGTAATGGAGAAGCTTGACGGTTCTCTATTGATTGTTAGCAAGTATAAGGGTCAATATATTCTACGAACCCGTGGAACTGTTGATGCTTCTACTATGGCTAATGGTCATGAGTTGGAACTGTTCAAGGATACTATTCTCAAGAAGATTGATACGTGTCTACCTGTGGATCTAAATGGTAATTGGCATTATTCCATTCTATTTGAATGGGTTAGTCCTATCAATAAGATTGTATTGAACTATGGTGATGAACCTGATTGGTATTTAGTTGGCGTAATCAACCATCATCATTATATGTTGTGGTCACAGTCTCGTTTGGACGAAGCTGCACAGGAATTGGGACTCAAACGTCCTGCTACTTATACTTTTAATGACATAAATGACCTGTCAATGTTAGTAAAGTCTTGGGAAAAACTTGAGGGGGTTGTTGTATATTCAAAGAACGATCAAGTTTTGCACAAACTAAAGAGTGATTGGTATTTGATTCGTCATCGTTTGAAGGATGAATTTTCATCACTTGAAAAAGTTTTGGATTTTTATCTAGATTCAGGTTATCCTGATTTTCACACTTTTCAAAGCAAAATTGCAGAAGTCGTGGATTGGGAAACCGCAAAACAAATTGTGGGTGACATCAGCCGAATTGTTGATGCAAAAAAAGAAGTAGACAAGATTGTGGATGCTATGAATAGTTTTGTGAATAACAGACTTCGTTCATTGTCTACCCGAAAGGAACAAGCACAACTGGTTATTTCATCTTATGGTGAAACCAACAGAGCTTCATTTCTATTCAAGTTGCTTGATGGTAAGTCATTGGGTAAGGAAGAATATAAGAAGTTAATGTTCCAAGTATTAAAAAACTAAAAAACAACCCCACTTTTAAGGTGGGGTTTGTTATTTATAAATATGAGAAATCCATGTAGACGTATTTGTAAATTAGATGATAAACAAACGTGTGTAGGATGTGGACGTACTTGGGAACAAATACGAGAATGGTCTTTTTATATGGACCAACAAAAAGAAGAAATACTTAATCGACTAAATGACTTTAAATCTAATTTGAAAAGTCGATTTGAACTTAAATAGTCATATTTATAATAATGATGATGAAACATATCACGCTCAAGAGGGAGATGATGGTAAAAAGATTCCTATGGCGTGGTGGAATGGAATCGTAATTGCGTTGCTTTCTAGTTTACCGTTGTTGGTATTTGGGTGGAAGCTCTTTGTTCTAAACTATATTGTGGCATTATGTTACTATGGTATATACGAAACATTACATTGGTACATGCATCTTCCTAAAAAAAGAAAGATTGAGTATAAAACGTGGTATAGAAAACTAAATGGTCATCATATATTACACCACCGGTACATGAACAAGAATTTCAATGTGGTATTGCCCTTTGCAGACTGGATATTTGGTACACTAATCAAAAAAAGTCCAATTAAATTCAATCAAGTTCCTAAAAGTTATTGCGTACCCGATTTACAACCATATTTATAGAACAATATGACCAAATCTGAATTAAAACAGTTGATCAAAGAATGTATAAATGAGGTTTTTACAGGACCATATACCCATTCAAACAACATCATCGATGACGAAATAAAAATTGTTTCAATCGCAATCGGGTATGAAAATGAAATAAAAGAATATATACCAAAAATGGTTGAGATTGTAAAATATGAATTCGATACAGATGTAATTTTTACAAAAAACTTTAAAGAACCTTATGAAAAAGAAAACGAAAAATTACCCGATAACCATATAAAAGTTAAGACTCATTTTACAATCACCGGAATCACCGATGAACCAGATAAAGTGGAAATACTAAAGTCATTGAAAGAACTTCAAGAAGAGTTAACTATGTGGTCAATATCTAAAAATTTAGCAAACATCGATTTTTATTTCATTGTCGAACAATAAAAAAAGAAACCCCACTTTACAGTGGGGTTTTTGTTTAGTCTTTCTTTTGTGGTTTACTTGGACGATCACCGTCTTTCTTTGGACCTCTTGGTCCACCTGGCGGTGGCCCGAAACGTCTCAATAGTTTACGATCTTCATCACTAACCTTGATACGTTCTTCCTTATCCAATTTGCCATCCTTATTTGTATCATACTTTGCAACAAGAGAGTCACGTTGCTTCTTTTGTTCCTCTGTCAATTTTGGACGTTGAGGACGCAAATGTGGTGGAACGGGATCGGGTCCACCGGTTTTTGGACCTTCTTGTGCGTTCACAACAAACGCAGTCAATAATACTAACAAAACATACTTCATAGATTTCCTTTCGTTGTTCAGCCTGACGCTGAGTTTCATTGATACATATGACCAAATTACTTGTTGATTTTTTCTTTTACATGTCCTTAACAAAATATTTATTATAGTGAACCTTTTGATTAGCGGCGAGTTGACTGCACCACCGAGTGAAGTGTCGGCATTTAGAACACTTACACTATATGCTACTGTATTCAGAAAACTAAACTGTTTGGTCGAAGTTCAACCGGGAGAAGTTGATTTTTACTATAGGTGGTTAAAAGACAAATATGCCATGGATTTTGTTGAAGAACTGGTTATCGTAGGAGAAGCACATGGATTCAGACTTAAACACGAATCTATAAAAAAGTTGACTTACAATAATTTAAATGACTTGATTTTTGTTGTGGATATGATACGATAATCACATCATGAACAATTGTGGATGTGGAAATTCAATTCCGGATGAACGTTACAACCTTGGATTTAAAATTTGTCTGACCTGTGGGGATAAAGTGGCGAGAAAAAACAAACCATATGGTTATGTTCACTATGGACATAAAACGGCAGGTAGTATTGTCGTGACTAGCAAAGCAGGATTTGAAAACTATAGCAAAGTGTCATATCGTATGAACAAAGGAAGCAACATGGGTTACGCAAGTCGAATTTCAACATCTTTCTAAACATTATGAAATTGTCTGACATATACAAAAAAATCTACGATGCCGAGTTTGAAAAACTTCCAAAGTGGAAACAAAACGCCATTCAAGAAGATTTGGCTCATAATAAGTCAACTGGCATGACCACCGATTTTATTAAACTGGTCATCGAAAAGGCAGAAAAGTATTTCGAAGAAAATAAAAATAAGGTTCAACCAAAAAAAGAGTTGATTTCATCCGTCGATTGATATATTCTATAAAAAGTTATGAAAGTCGCTACAATCGAAGAAATCGCAGAGGTACTTCCTCACCCAAACGCTGACGCTCTTGAACTTGCAAAGATCAAGGGTTGGCAGGTTTGTATCAAGAAAGGTGAGTTCAAGAAAGGAGACCTTTGTATCTATATCTGTGTTGATAGCGTTCTTGAAGACAAGCCTTGTTATGAGTTTTTACGTAACAAGCATTTCCGTATTAAGACTGTCAAACTCCGTGGACAAATTAGTCAGGGTATTGCATTTCCCATGAGTCTATTCAAGACTCTTGGACATGATACCGTAGTGTTTACAGAGCCAGATGTTATTGGAAGTGATGTAAGTCATTATGTTTACGCAAAACACTATGAAAAGCCGCTTTCTGCGCAATTGGCAGGTCAAATGGTTGGTCTGATGCCTAGTTATCTTCGTAAGACTGACGAGGACAATATCAAGAACAATCCCGAGATCATTCAAGAGCTTACTGGTAAGCCATATTACATCACTGTAAAGGTTGATGGAAGCAGTGGAACTTACTTTTACAAGAACGATGTTGGATTTGGTGTTTGTAGTCGAAACTATCAACTCAAGGAAGACGATAAGAACAGTTTTTGGGTCATCGCTAGAAAGTATGATCTTGAGAACAAGTTGAAGAACTCTGGACGTAATCTTGCTATTCAAGGTGAGGTTTACGGACCTGGCATTCAAGGAAATCTACTTGGGGTCAAGGATATTCAGTTTCGTGCATTCAATCTATTTGACATTGACAACTACAAGTATCTTGATTGGAAGGAGTTGCAAGAGTTTTGTTTCTATAACTCAATTCCAATTGTTGACACTATTGATATTGGACCGTCTTTCAATAAGACTCTTTCAGAACTACAAGAGTTTGCTAACAACTTGAAGTACGATAACGGTAATCTTGCTGAGGGTATTGTGATTCGTCCAACCGAGGAGTCTTATAGTGAGACTCTAAAGGGACGTTTGTCTGGTAAGATTATCAGTGAAACCTTTGAACTTAAACATAACGATTAAATATGAACAACGTTGTAATTACTGTGGGAGCACCGGGAAGTGGCAAATCCACTTGGGTAGAAAAGTATAAGAACACGCATCCATACATAAACTTAAGCAGTGACGCTCTTCGTGCTGTCTTTGGAAAGGATGAAAACGACCAAACCGTGAGTGCTCGTGTATTTGAGTACATGGAACATGAGGTTGATCGACTCTTGAAAAAGGGTGAAGATGTGTGTATTGATGCAACTAACATGCATCGTAGGGCACGTAAAGTGTGGATTGATTTGGCAAAGAAACATGGTGCTACGGTTACAGCGTATGTTTTTGTTGTTGATCGTGATACTTTGATTGAACGCAATCAAAAACGTGGAGAAATGGGTGGCAGAAACGTGCCTGTTGAAGTTATTGATCGTATGTTGACTAATTATGTTGAACCTTCTAAAGAAGAAGGTATTGATCAAATTCACTTTGTATGAAGAAGTATTATTTATTTTTGGACGATATTAGAATGCCAGAAGATGTTACTTGGGTAAGACTGCCTGAAGTTGAATGGACTATTATTCGTAACTATTCGGAGTTTCGTAATATTATATTGAACTTGGGTATTCCGGAGTTTGTTGCGTATGATCATGATTTGGCAGACACTCACTATGGTGATGGTTTGCATGGTGATAAAATTGATTATACAAAATATAAAGAAAAAACTGGATACGATTGTTGTCAGTTTCTACTTAATCAATGTAATAATATGGGTATTAAACATCCACCTTATGTGGTTCATAGTATGAATCCGGTTGGTGCTGCTAATATTCGTAACATTATTGAAAGGTATAACAGAACTGTTTCTGTATGATTATTTGGATTACGGGACAACCTGCCAGTGGAAAAACAACTTTGGCAAATAAACTATGTGAATGTTTTATATCTCAATCATACAGAGTCATTGACGGTGATAACTTTAGAAGGTTGACAGAAAATAATGACTATTCTGAACAAGGACGTAGACTAAATGTGGAACGCATGATGATATTTGCGTTAGGAGAAGATCATTACTATGATTATGTCATTGTTGCAGCGGTGAGTCCATTTAAAGACCAACGTGATTGGGTTAAAACCAAAGCTAATGTCAAAGAAATTTACTTGACAAGTAGTCGTCAACGTGATGGTCGTATGGTCGATTACTATTCTCCTCCAACCAACAATTATTTACATATTGACACCGACATACATTCTGTGGTAGAAACACAACAGAAAGCATTAACCTACATATTGACATGATCAAAGCAATTGCTGCAATGGATAAAAACCGTCTGATTGGACGGGGTGGTGGTCTTCCTTGGCCAAGTATCAAAGAAGACTTTCAGTGGTTCAAGACATTTACTGCCAATCAGTATCTTGTTGTGGGATCAACCACATATCGAACACTTCCACCACTTCCTGGCAGAAAGTTATTGGTGTTAACCGATTCGTTTACAGATCGTTGGTTTAATCCTTTCAAAGACACTGCGATGTGTACAATGTCATATGTTGATGTACTAAAGGTTGCTGAAAAACGTGATGTTATTGTTGCGGGTGGTGCCAAAACGTATGAATTGTTCATGGACGCTATTGATGAGTTTTATATTACTCACGTTAATGGTGAATATGAAGGTGATACATACATGCCTCCGTTGAGTAAGTACCACACTGAAAGTTCACTGTACATTGAATTTGAAAATGGACACAAGGTTGTGAAATATAAAAAGACATGAAGTGATTATTTCACTATTTATCGGCGAATATTTATGATCTCAAAATTTGTTTCTTTCTTAAAAAATTTGGGTGGTAAAAAACAACCCAAACTTCCAACTCCACAACCTGTTAATGTACAGCCAGTTAAGAAAAACTCGGTAGTAATTCTTGTACCCGTAGGACATCACATTGAACCACCAGTTGACGAATCTCTTCGTAAGTTGGAATCGATGGGATACACCGTTTGGAGAAAATATGGTTGGTCAGCAATCGACCAAGGACGATGCGCAATGGCACAAGAAGCGTTAGACGCTGGCTTTGAACATTTGTTTTGGATTGACGCTGATGTTACTTTCTGGCCATATGATGTTGAGAAGATTGTCAGTATGGGTCTTCCTTTTGTTAGTGCACCATATAGTGTAAAGGGTTGGCCGGTACTTACCACACAGTTTGTTGACAAGGAAGTCAAATTGGGACAACAGGGTGGGTTATACGAAGTGAAGTACGCTGCAACTGGCTTTATGTACACACATCGTAGTGTATATGAGTCGATTGCAAAACATTACAATATGCAACGGGTTAAGATTTGGGGCGGACAATACAATGTGTATCCTTATTTTTATCCAATGATTTACGACAACGAGTACATCGGAGAAGATTTTGCATTTTGTCATAGAGCAACCCAAAGTGGAATCAAGTTATATTGTGACACCCGAGTTGTATTAGCTCATATTGGCAAATACAGTTATAGTTTGTCATTTCTGAATAATGGACCTTCTGCCGAACCAGAAAGTCTAAAGTATACTCAACCGGAAGACTGTAAATTTAGTTAATATGAATTACATAATATGGAAAAGCAAGGTTGATAAAAAATTCGATGTATGGGTCGAACGTGTAGCTCCATATGAAGGTGAATTGGTTATAAGTGAAAATGGTAAAATGTTGACAATCCAACAGGTTACGATAACGTATGATGCAAAATTTGGACCCGATATCAATGATGTTAGAGACTGGGAAAGATCTTGTATAAACTTTATCGACAATAAATATAAAAATGAATAATTACGAAGAACAATATATAAACCTTCTTAATGACATATGTGATTTAGGAACACTTTCTAAGAATCGAACCGGTATAAACACCCGAAAGGTTTGGGGTGCGCAGATTTATGTCAATCTACAACGTGGATTTCCTCTTCTTACCACAAAGAAAATGCACTGGAAGAGTGTAGTGCATGAACTATTGTGGATGATTAATGGAGATACAAACATTCAGTATCTTCTAAAGAACGGCGTAACATTCTGGACTGAATGGCCCTATCAAAAGTATCTTAACCATTGTAAAACACTCACCGAACCCGATTATGATGTTCATATCGAGGATATTGAAAAAAATTGTGTGCGTGAAATGACACAAAAAGAATTCGAACAAGAAATCATCAATAATGATGAATTTGCCAAAAAGTGGGGAAGTATTGGACGATATGGTTATGGTGGAATGTGGAGAAACTTTCCACATCGTATTAGCCCAATTGGTCAAAACAATGGTGATCACATGATTGTCAAAGGGTGGTCCGTTGAAACGGTGGATCAACTTACTAATGCAATCAATGATCTAAAGAACAATCCAGATAGTCGTAGAATCATTATTACCGCATGGCATCCATATCATAGTAATAACCGAGAAGACGCTCTATTGCCAGCGTGTCACAATTATATTCAGTTTGGTACAGAACAATTGACATGGCAAGAACGTTTGGAAATCGCACGGGAGAAAGATTCAAGAAATGAAAATATGTATTATAAATATTCCGATGAAGATTTTGATAGAACAGGTATTCCAAAATATCGTTTGAATTGTTACTTTAATATGCGATCATCTGATACTTTCTTGGGTCTGCCATTTAATTGTGCATTTTATGCGTTGTTTACACATTTAATTGCAAATCAACTTAACATGATTCCAAGTCAATTAGTATATAGCGCGGCAGATGTTCATTTATATGAAAATCATTTGGAACAAGTTAAATTACAATTAACCAGAGATATTAGAGAATTACCACGATTGAATATCAAGACACCGGGCAAGTCAATATTTGATATTAAGTTTGAAGATATCGAAATTATAGATTATAACCCACATCCAGCAATTAAAGGAGAAGTAGCAGTATAGTTAAGTTAAACAACCCAATAGTAATTATTGGGTTGTTTTTTTATTCTGTGATTAATTAACATACTTTTTATAAAGTTGGGTGGTTCATTATTCTATTTATTATAAAATAATGAACCAAAATAATACTATCGTTGGTCTTGTTATCAAGGCTGGGTTATGTGCTACAATTTATTTGACTGTAGGATGTAGTTCTACTTCACAGATTGGTAAGATCGGTGAAGTAGAGTTTTACAAAGTACACAGTTTTGACTTTGATGGTCCTAACTTTACTGCATTGGTAACCAAAGACCAAGATGGTAAAGTAAGTATCAATTATGTGTTTGGTAGTGCGGGTATAGGACAATCAATCATTGCTACGGGTGGACAAGTTGCTTCTAGTGCAACTATGGGTTTAAGTCTTCCACAACCCGGAAATTCATACACTACAGTTAATGGTAGCACAACCACAGTAAATGCTAATAGTAGGTCATCTAATAACAACACAAGTAATAGTAGTTCTACCAGCAGTAATAACAATACCAGTGTAGCAAACAATTCAAATGCTAACACGGCAAATAATACTGCTAATAACACTGCAAACAACGCCAATAAAAATGATATTAGCAATCTCGCTTCTAATAGCAATAACAATACTGCTAACAACAATAACCAAAATAGCAATTCAGCTAGCAACAATAATAGCAATACAGCTAATAACAGCAATTCTAACGATATTAACAACCTGTTGAATAACAAGAATGATATTGCAAATACATCGTCTAGCAACAATAATCTAAATAACACCCTTCAAAATTCAAATACTGCAAATGGTGGTCAAGGTGGTGTAGCAAACGCTACTGGTGGTAATTCATCAGCATCAAATAATAACGATATCAATAATACATCACAGGGTGGAGTTGCTACAAATAATAACAATAACACTGCCAATGGAGGACAGGGCGGATTAGGAGGTAATGCTACTGGTGGATCGGTTGGTAATATCGATTTAAACAATAACAATAGCAATACTGCAAATAATACCGCACAAGGTGGTGCAGGTGGTTCTGCAACCGGTGGAAATGCAACCACGGGTGAAATCAATAATGTAGCACAAGGTGGACAAGGAGGTCAGGGAGGATTAGGTGGAAATGCAAATGCAACTACCGGTGAAATAAACAATAATAATTCGGCTACAGGTGGACAAGGTGGTGTAGGAAACGGTGGTGCAGGAGGTAATGCCACTGGTGGTAACGTTGGTGATATTGCCAATGTGGCACAAGGCGGTCAAGGTGGTAATTCTACATCAAATGCTACTGGTGGTTCCGGTGGTAATGCCACGGGTGGATCTGTTGGAAATATTGATAACAGCAATGCAAACACCGCAAATGGTGGTAATGCACAAAATACCAACAACAATAGTAATACTGCAACCGGCGGTGAAGGTGGACAATCAACTGCGATAGGTAATGGTGGTAATGCGGTAACAGGTGAAATCAATAACAATAATACCGCAACAGGAGGCACTGGTAATGGAGGTAACGCATCAACGGGTGAAATAAATAATACCGCTACTGGAGGTCAAGGCGGCATAGGTAACGGAGGCACAGGTGGTGCAGGTGGATCTGCAACAATACCAACCACACCTACTACTCCAACCACACCAACCGATAACTCAGGAGGTAACAATGGAAATTCTGGAGGCAATAATGGAAACAACGGAAATAATAATGGTAACTCCGGAGGAAATAATAATTCCGGTGGAAATGGTGGTGGTCCAAAAGGAAATAACGGAATAGGTAATGGTGATGATCCACCACCACCAGGCGGAGGTAATAGTGACAACGACGCAGGTGCTATAGGTTCAGGCGGTAATGCGCCATCTCCAGTTGTTCCTACAGATCCAACTACGCCAGTGACACCAGTTGTTCCAATTGATGATGGAAAAGGTAATGGTAACAAAGGAAACTCAGTGCCACAACCAAGTTTCTTCCAAAGTTTATGGGACAGTTGGTTTAGTTGGAATTAATTAACACGTTGACCTCTAACAGGATTCTGTTGTTGGTTTTGTAATAAGGTATTGAAATCGTCAGTAAAATAAAATGCTGGACCATTCATTACCTTATTTTTTGCACCATTAGTGCTGGTATCAGATATACCATTTTTAATCACCAATACATTTGTAACAACGACAGGAACCTCTTTTATCACTGTATTAGTTACAACGATTGGTTGTACAACAAAATTGGTTATGTATTTGGTTTCAGTAACGTAATTTGTTTGTGTCACTATATTAGTTTGAGTTACTGTGTTTGTAACCGTGGTCGTTACTACGTTTGTTTTTGTTTGATCGGTTGGTGTTGATTGTTCCTTCTTAGGATCTTCTTTCTTTTCTTCCTTTTTATTCTCTTGTGGTTTAGATTGTTGTACCGGCAGTGGAAGAAACGGTAAATTAGGCAATTTGAACGGTAAAAAACTTAAAAGCCACATTAAGATCATTGCTGCCAACCATTTAATGAATCTCTTTGGGTAACTCCATACCCACTTGACAAACTGAACAAACTTTACTGTAAACCAACCAAGTATTCGCCACATCCACGATTTTTTGACGACAGGTTCCGTTTTTACAATTGGTTGCGGGTCAACATCCGAAGTATCTTTATTCAAAATACTAATTTTGACGTTGTTCTTGGATTTACCATGTTTATTTAATAGTCGTCTGTTCATTTTATAATAAATAGATAACACTTTACAAGACGATATGGATGTGATAACTTAATTGAATGAACGAACTTATTAAAGAAATGATTGAGTCTAATCATCTTCTAGTTATGGATGGATTTGATGATTGTATTGAAGGTATCGCATATGGTAAAATGCGTGAAATGGTGGTGATTTATGATCGTGAAAAGGTCATTCGTAAACTGATGACACATGACATGACGTATGAACAAGCAGAAGAATACCACGAATATAATCAAGCAGATGCGTGGTTGGGAGATACTACTCCTATGTTTATAATTAAATGAAACTACTACTTGGAATCGGAATATTAACTTTTGTATACGTTATCGGATGGCATCAGTTATATGGTCAATTCATTGCAGAGTGGTATAAAAAGTACCAAAACTGGTTGGTATTGTTTAGCATACCAAACACGTTACTATCTATTTACTCTGTAAAACTGATCAGTGAACATTTTGATGGTAAGATGTGGCCAAATCGTATTCTTACATTCAGTATTGGAATTGTGATGTTTACATTATTGACCCAGATATATTTTAATGAGAAAATTAACCTTAAAACTCTTGTACTGATTGCATTAAGTGGTCTTATTGTGGCATTACAAGTTATTTGGAAATAAACAATATGAACAATACAGTTACTAAACTTGAAAAAGGCGACTTCAAAGTCGAACAAAACGAAACATGCATCATGTGTGACGCAGAAACTGACGTTCCTCGTTCCATGCACATTGATTTTAGAACTAACTACATCGAAGGTGCAGGGCAACTCTGTGTAACGTGTGCGTCAGAAATGAACACCAAAGAAATCTGAATATTCGGTTGACAGTCAAGTTTTTATCCTCTATAGTTACACCATAGGAGATATCATGCCAAATTATTTCAAGGTACCGTTGGTTACACTGACTGCAAAATATGAAAAAATAACGGAGATAGAATATCTTGTAGAGATTCTACCTAAACTTGAAGAAGATGGACCATGGATTGCCGGTGGATCGTTGTTGAGAACTAAATTGGGACTTCCAATGACCACCGATATTGATATTTTCTTTAAAAACAAACAACAGTTTGATGATTATCTTTTTAAAATCAAATCAAATTATGAAGGAAAACAGTTTCTTTATGTAACTGATTCTGATAGTGCATACGCAAAAAATGTATTTATCAAATACATGGATCGAAGTTACAAACTTCAATTGATTACCCGAAAGTACTATGATAATCCATGCAACCTTTTGGATGATTTTGATATCAATATCTGTCAACTTGCATATGATGGCAGACATTTATATTTGGAACAAAATGTAATACAATGTATAGAAGACAGAACCTTTTATTTGAATAGAATTTCAAATGGAACAAATGTAATGTCACGGTGCATGAAATATGCACGTCTTGGATTCAAATTACCTCACAGTGAAATCAATAAATTTTTTGATGCAATAACCAAAGATATACAAAACAACAAAAAACACACAGCAGATCATGCATATGAAGGACTCCAATAGTTCAGGACAAAACGGAAAAGGTGACGCTCCTCGTCCAGTTAAGAAAAGCGTCTATGATAAAAACTACGATAAAATTGACTGGGGAAGACCCAAGAAGAAGAAATGAAAAGAACACTTATTATATCTGACATCCATCTTAGATGGAAGTTGGTGGACAACATTATCAAGGAGGAATCGCCTGATGAAATTATTTTCTTGGGTGACTACTTTGATGATTTTGGTGATACACCAGAACGTAATCTCGTAATGGCTGAATGGTTGGTACGTTCAATTGAACAACCAAACCGTATTCATCTTATGGGCAATCACGATATCATGTATGGTACACGTGATCGTAACTATCGTTGTTCTGGCTATAACGAAGACAAAGAGTATTTAATCAATACAGTGATGACACGTGATCATTGGAAGAAGATCAAGATGTATCATTGGTTGGATGATATTCTTTGTAGTCACGCTGGTGTCCACCGATATTTCTATAAAAAGAACTGCATCGGTGAACGTGATATCAACACATGGTTGAAGGAAGAGTCTAAATTTGCATTGAGAAATGCGTTTGAAAACCGTCCTCAAATTCATGAAATGTTTCATGCCGGATACAGTCGTGGTGGCATAAACAAGTATGGTGGAATTGTATGGTGTGACTTTGCTGAATTCGAAGGCATTCCGGGTGTAAAACAAATCTTTGGACACACTCCACAACCAACGCCAACTTGGAAGAATTATACCGAGAACGGATTGACCAGTGAAAATCTGTGTTTGGATACACACAACAGAGATTATGTGATATATAGTAATGGTAAATTGGAGATTAAATCTTCTATTGACATTAGTAGATGGTAATAATCATGAATAAACATATAATTGTATCTAGATATAACGATAACGTAAATTGGGTTAACAAGCTCAAAGATCCGTATACAATTATAAACAAAGAAAATACAGCGAATGTAGGAAACGAAGCGTGGTCCTACATTCGTTTTATTATTGATAACTACAACAATTTACCTGACCGTATGTTGTTTGTACACGGTCATGAAAACTCTTATCATCAAGATTATCCAACGTGGTATATTGCCAATAATTTGAATTGGAACAACGAGTTTATGAACATTAATACTCGTAGATTTGATGAACAATATATCAGTATAATAAATGATTTTGAAGATAATGAGAGAAACTATCGTAAAAGTTATGAATTGTGGATTGAAACTCCGTGGAAACAGGTATTTGGTGAATTTCCAATACCGCACACGTTGACTTTTTTAGGTCATGCACAGTTTTTGGTGTCAAAAAACTATGTGTTACGTCATCCAATCGAGTTTTATAAACAAATTATAAATTGGTTGGAAACAACTACGATTGATAAAGATCTTTACACTGGAAAAATAGAGTATTTTACCAAATCGGACGCGTATGTAAGTGGTCGTATATTAGAATATACATGGCATTATATCTTTACAGGCGATCCTGAAGAACAACTGGGTAATTATCTATTGTGACAATATAGTTACACCGGTGACAAATCAATTACGTTCACAACCTTGATATCAAAACTTTATACTTTAACATGTATGAAGTTTTTTTGTACATGTTGTCACGCTCCTACTAAAAAATCTGGATCTTTAATAAAAATGTGCTGTATTTGTGATGACGATTACAGACATTTACAGTTAGAAGAGATATTATTGGGATTTCATACTGATAAAGTATATTTATTAAACGGTGAATCAAATAATGTTTATGACAAAAAAGACTTATACGCCAGTGTACTTAATGACCGATGATGATACTGAAAGTGATTCCACTAAACCATCCAAAGATACTATCAACATCAGTAGTAATCAAATTTTCTTCTACGATGATGTGACCCGACAAAGTATATACACCTTCAATCGACAATTGGACGCTACAGTCAAATCAATTCGATTGTTAAACATACATTATAATCTTCCAATCACACCACCAATAGAATTATTTGTTAATAGTGAAGGTGGAGAAGTGTTTAGCGCTTTCAGCGCAGTTGACCGTATAAAAAGTTCAAAGGTTCCAATACATTCCACCGTCGAAGGATTTTGTGCAAGTGCAGCGACGTTAATTAGTGTGGTTGCACATAAAAGATACATACGCAAAAATGCGTTTATGATGATACATCAACTGAGTGGCGGTATATGGGGTAATTACGAAATTATCAAAGAAGAATATGAAAACATGGAACTTTTGATGACTTGTATCAAGAAGATATACCTTGAACACACCAAGATTCCAGAGTCAGATTTGATAGAAATACTCAAACATGATACCTATTTGAACGCAGAAGAATGTGTAAAATACGGTTTGGTTGACGAAATTGTCTAATATGTATCCACATGTCGGTGGGTGGATACTTATACATCATAACCAATGAAAACTTTCCGGGATGGGTCAAAGTAGGTGTTACTAAAGACCTTGACGCTCGTTTGAATAACTATCAAACGGCAAGTCCGTATAGAAATTATCGGTTGGTGTATTCGATTTTTCACCCCAAATACCTTGAAGCAGAAAAACGCATCAAGGAAACCATGAAACCGTTTGCAAAAGCCATCAAAAACGAATGGTTTGAAGTAGACCTTCACATGGCAAAACCACGGCTGGACGAACAGTTGGAAGAATACGATAAAAAAGGTATTGACTTATTTTAATTTGATGATAGGATGACGTTATGAATGGAAGCGTTGTAAATAAAGCGATTTGTTTGAATTTAAATGCAAACTGGCAGCCAGTCGGATTCAAGACTGTCAAAGATGCCATTATCGATCTTTGCGGTTATGATACCAACGGCAAACCCACTTCATTGGCTCTTGATATTGATTATGAAATTGATGAAAATGGAGAACCAATCATGGATGAAGCCAAGAGCATGAATCCTGTGAGTTGGACCGATTGGATGCAACTGCCTATTCGTAGTTGGGATCTTACCATCTCTAGCGTCAATCGTATTTACCGTGTTCCTACTGTTATCATTGCGATCAATTACGCAAAGATGCCAGTGAAACATTTCAAGAGTAAGCCAAGTAAGGAAGCGATTTACAACCGTGACAATGGTATTTGTCAGTACACTGGCAAAAAGGTGGATCGTCATAGTGCTACTGTCGATCACGTTGTTCCTCGTAGTAAGGGTGGTGCGGATACTTGGACCAATCTGGTGTTGTGTTCAAAAGACATCAACAGCAAGAAGGGTAACAAGAGCAACAGTGAAGCCGGTTTAACTCTATTGAAGAATCCAATTGCTCCACAACCAATTCCAGCTTATGCTTTGATCAAGGAAGCTAAACACGAAGATTGGAAACATTTTTTGGTGAATTAATCTAAAATCTTAAACGTAAAATTTCCAGATGATATTTATTTGTCATCTGGATTTTTTATGCTTAAGTTTCAAACCATCGTTGTTGATAACACTGAAGTTGAATTGACACATGATTTGATTGAACGATACAAAAACACTACACGTAAAAAGAGAGTAACCAAACGTGGTATTGAAAAGTTTTACAACAGACTTATTTCGTTCATGACAAATCGATTTCAATAAAGTTCATCGACATATTTTATACCCAATTCAAATTCCTTATAATCCTTGATTGCATGAAATGCAAACAAGTCATTTTTATTTATAGGAAACACCGACGCATTTCCTACGTATGGATATGAATATTCATCAGGAGTCCAACCATAAGTGTTTGGATAATCGGGATGTAAAGTGATCGGGATCGATGTATGATAACTACCTAATACATATTTTATACACTCCCCCAATGAAGTCCATACCATTGGTCCAATATATTTATCATAACCATATAGCCACAACAGTGAGTTTATAGGCCCTTCATCTGTATATTGACACATGTCTAAATTTCCAAATTCATCTGGTTTTGTAAAAACGTCAATATATTGTTTACTCTGAATCAATGATGTCCATGTGTTTATAAATGACCAACATTGTCGATTAAAAAAGAAAAATCCGGCGCACAATGATGGTACACACTGCATGTTTCTCGATATACCGAGTATATTTAATACTTTATCAAGAACAAGTGGTCTGCCTTCAATCAACATCTCATTTGATGGATATTTGCTTAACAATGGAAAATTAGTACATTGACTCGACCACACATCAAACATTGTATCAATGTTAGGCATGGGTAATACATCAGAATCTAAATATACAAATTCGTCATAATTAGTTTTTTTTATTGCTAGTTGACACGCAGTTGATTTAAAACTCATTAAATAACAATTACGTACACTCGATGGTGCATGTGGATGAATATTAAAATCAATCACATATGGAATCGACATATAAATCGATATTAATCGATCATCACTAAAATTAACGACTCCTTCAGAATAACACAAAACAATATTATTAATAGAATACTTTAATAAATAATCTACTAATATTTGTATTTTGTCAATATAAGATTGTCCTACCGCAAACAGTACGTAAGCTCTCATTACAACCCCTTACGTCGTTTGTAATCATCCAATGCAGCTTGTAATGCTTCATGCGCAAGTACGCTACAGTGAATTTTAACGGGAGGAAGACCACCCAATGCATCAACTATTTGATCGTTGGTAAAATTAGATTGTAGATCATCTATTTTACGACCCTTGATTAGTTCAGTTGCCATACTGGATGCAGCAATCGCACTACCACAACCAAATGTTTTAAACCGAGCATCTGTCACCGTTTGTGTTTCGGGATCAATTTTAAGACTGATTTTCATGATATCACCACATGCAGCTGCACCTACTTCTCCTATAGCATCCGCATCATGAATATCACCCATGTTACGTGGATTCATAAAATGATCCATCACAGTGTTGTTATAGAGTGTGTAAGTTTCGTTTGACATAAGTATTACTTGTTTAGATACGCTTTACATCTCAAATAATGATCGTGTTTTACCATTTTTTGTACCAACTCGTTAAACGATGTCTTGGGAGTCCAGTTGAAATCATTTCTAAACTGGGTACTGTCACCCAATAGAAGTTCCACTTCGGCTGGTCTATAAAAGTTACTATTGATGGAAACAAGTACGTTATTGGTATCATTTTGAATAAACTTTTCATTGATATCAGTACCTTCCCAATGACCATGAATGTTTAAAGACTTAAATGACAGTTCAACAAACTCTTTGATTGTGTGAGTCTCGTTACTAGACAACACATATTCCTTCAAAGACTCAATAGCATCTTTCGTATACATCAAACCAGTATACAACTTGGAGTCTAATTCTTTACGATACTTTTCTTGGTTCAACATCATCCACACACATTGAACAAAGTCTTCACTATCGCTCCAGTCACGTTTGGCATACACGTTACCAAGTTCGATTGGTGTTGGAACTTTACCTTCGTTTAGTTCTTCTGATATACGGGCAACGTTCTTTGATATCTTACGTGTTACAAACTCTTCACCACGACGTGTTCCTTCGTGGTTAAACAACCAACTTTGAATTGCATATAGGTTATAACTGTCACGATATACCTTTACAATCTGTCTTGCTGCGGCTTTGCTAGCACCGTATGGACTACGAGGTTTGAGAGGATGTGTTTCGTCTTGTGGAGAGTATGAAACATTGCCAAACTCTTCTGATGAACCGGCGTTATAGAACCTACAACTTGGTCGATACAAACGAATTGCTTCAAGAATGTCTAGTACCGCAGTACAATTGGTTTCCCAAGTTTGTCGTGGAAAATCCCAACTACTTGCAACAAAACTCTGTGCAGCGAAGTTGATAAAGTAATCAGGCCGCATTTTTTCGATAAACTGTCCAATTGAATGTGAATCGGTAAGATCAAAATTGACCAAGAAAAATCTATCAGAATTGATGTGAGCCAGATTGGTATGATTATAAACACTTAATCTACGCACACCACCAAATATAATAGCATCTGTGTGTTCCAAAAGATAATCAACCATATGACTACCGTCCTGACCGGTTACTCCTGTAATGATTACAATGTTTGCATATATATTTCTTTTAATCTTGTTGTCACGTATTATCTTTGCATCAGCAACGCTAAGAATGTTTGCGGTATCAATTTTTTTACCGTATAGTGTAACTTCTATATTTTTTGATATCATATTTAAAATAACCCTTGAATGTAATGACATTCATATATATGAGAGACTATGAAAGATGAATTATTCTATTTAATTATCAATGACAATAAATTCAGCAATGAACTGATAAAAAAGTTTCCCGGTTTATACTCGTACATCACTGCATATCGTCAAAACGCATCGCCTGAACATAACGAAAAATGTAAAAATACGATTTGTAGATTTTACGATGAGAATGAACATTTTCGTAAAAATTTGTTAAACTATATCAATGACAATTCAAACTCACTCCGGGTAGATGGTAAAGTATTTGAAATTACAAACGATGAAGAGTACCTACGTCTAATTCGTAGGGCTAAAACTGAAAATTGGAAATATGAAGGACTAAGTGTAGTTCACTTACACGACAAAATCAAAGTATACTTTTACTAATCGTCTTCTTCATCTCCATCATAATAATCGTCCTCTTCTTCGTCTTCATCATCTGTTTGAATGTAATATCGTTGGGTAAAATCTTTAAAATCTGAATCTTTTAATCCAAGAGCGTTAACCATTTGAATGATCAACAAACATGTTTCATCTTTGGTTAATTTCTTTTCGAGTATGGTTTGAATAATGATAGCAGACAATAGAGTTACTTTACGTTTGTCTTTATCGTTTATTATCTTTGGTTTGATGGATGATTTGTTAACTTTAGCATTGGTAATCAATCCGGGTATGGTATTATTGAATATTGCTACCTGAGTTTCTTTTAGAATTTCTTGTTTTAATGCTTCTTGAAACTCCGCAGAAGTTTCGTCTTCGGTGTTTAACCGTTCAGACATTCTTTTGATACGTTCTTTGGTGACCTTCTTTGCAATTGAAAAGTTGGCCATAACTCCATACTTTGCTAATATATGATCACATGTGTCCATGCTATATAAATATGTTAGAATCTAGTAATAAACAAGTGTTTCGATCCTTGCATCACATCTGGATCAAAGTGTTTTTGTCCTCTTTTAATAAACCCTTTACCCGCTACAAACGTACAATTGTAACACAGTAACTTGATATTTTCAATTTTATGATTCTTTGAGTTACCGTCTTCAAAATTCAACAGTAACGGTATCTTTCCATCTACAACCCTACGTTCTCTATATCCACAGATTTCACAACAAGCGTCTTTCTTACGTGATCGGATCAACTTGTCTTTGAGTCGGTATACAGGATAATCTGGATACTTACCTTCCAACAATTCTGCTAACGGATATTTACCAACTTCGGGATCTACATCTTTTTTGATTCCTTTGTTGAATGGATTCAAAAGATTGTGCATATCATACATTTTTGCATACTTACGATATGTTAAATAGTTTACTCCCAACTTACGTGCTGCTTCACGACCACTACGTGAAACCGCTTGAGCAGCTGCAATTTCTGATTGCAAAAGTGGTCTTGATCCGTGTCCTCTTTTTAGTTTTACCTTTAGGCTATCCTGTTTATCACGTAAATGTGGAACGTCAAGACTTTCGGCAATTTCTCTTTGAATTTCTTCCGCAACTGATTCACCTAAACCTTGAAGTTTTTTAATTTCACGTACTTCTTGTTTTAACTTTTCAAGTTCCTGTATCAAATCTGGAGAAAGATTATCTGGTATATTATCCATACTATTTAGATTTTGATGGTTCTTTTTGTAAATCGATGCCACTGTCATTCATGAATCTAACTCTTAAGTTTTCAGCGAAGGTATGTAATCCCGCATTTATCAAAACGTTATAAGTGTTATATACATGTGTTTTTGCACCTTTACGATCCAAAGACGCAATAATACACGGTGGAGCTGAGAGTTTATCACTGGTTTTACATTTAAACTCTATTGCTCGTGTGCAGGCTTCCATATACGGATCGTCAAACATATCTTCAATATCAATTGTAAAATACTCAGACGACAATCTTACTATAATTTTAGTTCTTTTCATATTTCAAATCACCATCGTTTAATAAATCCATGTTCTTTAATTTTTCATTAACAGCGTCACATACTTTTTCTTCAACTGTATTTGCAACAAATACAATTTTTTGAATACTCTTACTCTTTGCACTATCACGCCACACACGTCCAGTTGCTTGTCTCATTTGTACAGCACTATACGATGGACTAATTAATGCTTGTCGTGGATGATTGCCATGCAAATCATGCAATGACAAACCCGCACCACCAGCCGCAATATTCACCAATATAACTCGTTGCTTATCCGCTTGAAAATCATCAATGTTTTGTTGTCTTTCAGTGTCAGATACAACACCGTTAACAATACACTTTGTACCAAGACGTTTAGATAACGCTGTTATGGTTTCAGTAAAATTAACAAAGACAACCACACTCATGTTGTTTTCAAGAGCTTCTTCAACCATTTCTACAAACAATGGAACTTTTACAAGTTCTACTTTTTGTCTTGCTCTTAAAATAGCAGTCAACTCACTTGCGGTATCATTCTTTTCCTTTTTGACCTTCTTCTTGAGTTTAGTCAATTCAACTTCCATTTCGTCATAAATGGAGTTGATCTTGTGTTTGGCTTCTTCTTCCATATCATAACACTCCGCAATAATTTGACTTTCTGGAAAGTTCGGAATGGTATCTCTTGTAAGACGAGTTCCACGATTAACAAAGATATCCTTGTGGAGTTTCTTTAATACTTCTTTATTACCGTTAAACTGTAATCCAAATCGACCTTTGGATACACCATGTGTATACAACCACTGATAATACTGACGATTGTTTTCAAAAAGTTTAATTGCCATCCCAACAGTTCGTAATTCCAACGGATTAGTAGCGTTGGTAGCGCTACAAAACAACATTTTATATCCGTCTTTAAGAGCTTTTAAACATACCTCGCTGTTTTTAGTAGTGGCTCCTTTTAGTTTCTGACTTTCATCCCATATAATCAAGGTGGATTTAGGAATCTTCCATTTAAACTCCTCTACGTGGGTTTTACGGTTTTTAACGTAGGATGCAATCATTGAATCTGAACGACCCATACGAAGTAGTTCATAGTTGATAATACCAATCAACCGGGTTTTCATTTTAAAGTGGTTAATGACAACACGTCTCCAACTTTCCATAACTGCTTTAGGACACACAATAAGAATATCCATGTCCAATTCACGTGCAACACCACATGCAACGTATGTTTTGCCAATACCAACGTCACTACCGTCAATACCACATCCAATCGTTTTAATCACAGAACATAGTTTGGCAACGCTTTCAACCTGCCATGGACGCAATCCATCACTGTGTTTCATTGTATATGGCTTTAACACCACATCTTCTGATATCAACTGTTTGGGTTTTGCGTTGGTAAATTGGTCTTTGGTTGTTTTGGTTTGGGTTAAATACCAATCTTTATCTTTTTTTACTACACCAAAACCCTTGTCCTTTAGTTTATAACTATTAACCTTCCAGTAAGCAAAAAACTCATTACGGTAAGAGACCGGAATCAAACCTTCCCGTCTCCACATACCTTTATCATCGGACATTTGATAGGGATCACCCCACTCAATATCAATGTTGATCATATATTAGTGACCCATTTCATTAATATACTTAGCGTAATGTGTCACTTCATGTACATTACAACGAACACATGCGTTATTCTTCATAACGCCAATCTCTACGTATTCAGACATAGATTCAGTAAATGTACGTCCAAGATGATCATCAACACCATGTCCCAAATCTATAAGATTTTGCATGTACTGTTTACGAGTCATCTTGAACTTGTATTGTACCACACGTTCAAGTGTACTAACTAGTTCATTTAGTGAATTAAAAATGGCAGGTTGATGACTAACCTGTTTGTCAATAATATAATACTTCATACTCATACCTTAATAACTAGTGGTTTATTTAGTATACACTAAATATAATTTACTTGTTATGGTAATAGTATATATTACTATGTAACGATGTTCAACTTAATATATGTTACCGTTTCCATCTTAGTTCGGCCAATAGATTATCAATCAGTGACTTCTCATGACTGTCCATTTCTTTATCAAATTTCTTCAATAACTCATCTAATGTAAAAGTTCGATCTGGATTTTCTTTGTATTTTTCACGGAACTCTTGAATTACATCCACTATTTTTGTCAACGGTGATTTGTATTCATCTACATGATCTTTAGATGTAAAATTAGCCATTTCAAACGCATGTGGTGTTAGTGCCTTAATCATACTCAATATTGTAGTACCAATTAGATTAAAAATACCGAAAGCAGCAGCTGCGGCGGGATTCAATGTACTCAATACACGTAAAATCAAGAAGATAATACCAAAAACAATAATAAAGGTTAAACAACTAAATACAAACTTCTTTAAACCCCAAAATACAGCGTTCAAACCAAACATACCGCTCATTGAATCCAATGCGGCTTTATTTTGATCTGCTATTTTTGCTTGTTCCTTAGCCTTATCAGTCATTTCCCACATTTGGTCATCGTACTTTTGATTGAGTTCGGCATTTTCTTGTTGTAATTTACTGATAATTTCATCACGTTTACTCAACAACTCTTGACCTTTTTTACGTTCTTCTTCAACTGCGGAATTCAAAAGATCCACGGTTGCTTTGATACGTTTCATTTCATCGACGTTAGGAGATCCAACAATAGAAACAACACGGTCGTTCAAAGACTTGGCAGTTTCAACCTGAATTGGAGGATTGGTAACTTGATTCAACGAGTGTTGAATACCTTGTGCTAATGTAGATGTTTGTGATTTTTTACCTTGTTCATTCTTATCAATTTGATCCAAGGTTTTATCTACTTTCTTTTCTTCTTTAGCAATACCATCTTGATTGGTAGTAACTTGTTTAGCGGGTCTAACAGTAGCACAACTGGTTAATAACAATAACGACAAAACAATATATATTCTTTTCATAAATTTCTTTCTTTCAGTTCAAGTGTTTGTTCCAAAAGTTGTTCTTTAAAGCCCATACCGTCATAAATATATTTTAAAACATAGATCTACCGTTTTTTCTTATATTTATACGTATTGTATGCCACTATATCCATTAAGCATCATATTTTCACAGAGAAATGCTTCTAATACGAAGTTCGATGAAAAATATCTATCTGGGTCCAACATTGTATTTGGTACAGATGGATCTGGTAATTTAGCCGCGGTAAGTATCAACGAACTGGTAACATCTATTAGTGGAAGTGCTAGTACTGGAAGTAATACGTTCCAAGGAAATCAAATCATCAGTGGCAGTTTAATCGTTGTACCAAGTGATGTAAGTTCTAGTCTAAGTGGAAGTGGTGGTGACATCACTGCATCTAATGCGTATTTCACTAATAGTATTAGTTCACCAAGTGGGTCATTTGTATCATTTCAACTTAATACCACCGCATCCGCACCAACATCACCAACAGATTCAGGATTAGTCGGAGAAGTAAGATTAGATGATAATTACATTTATGTATACGTTGATAATAAATGGAAACGTATAGCAGTTAACCTTTGGAGTTAACCCTTTAATATTTGTTTTACTTGAGTCGAAGTAACTTCGTTATGACTCAATACACCCAATTTGCTTTTAAGCATTTGTAGTGCGGCCTTGGGATTCATACGTCCACAGTTAAATCCCAATATACCATGTGCCCTACAAAAAGACTCTAGTTCATCAATATCCGATTGAGGAAATTCTTGAACAGGAGGAAGTGTTGTATCTTCTCCCTGTTTCTTTCTACGAACCAAACTTTGAAAGATTGGATCGTTTATAGAAGTCGGAAACTCAGGCAAGTTCATACAACTCTTCTAATTTCAAGAACCGATGTTTTCCATAGTCAACAACAACCTTTTTAGGATCGTACCAAGATGGTAATTTACCGCCTTTACGTTGTTGTTGTGTTAACTTTACATTCAAAAAATGATTGGATCCTTTGGTAATATCCTTCAAGGATTTGTTTTTTGCTTGGTCAACCAACTTCAAAGCGTTCTTGAATTGTGAATGTCCACGTTTGGAGTCGATAAATTTCTTGATTGCATCTGCACTCTTTTTATCAACGGTATTCCAACCACTAAACTGTTTTGGTTTCAAACATTCAATTGCAGCTTGACGTATATTGCCTTTCGCACGATTCATAATAACGTTCAAGACAGCATGCATGCCCTCCAATGAATTTTTCTCTCCACCAGCTTCATCAACTAGTGTAGCGGCAATGATATCTTCAACTGTATACGGATATTGTTTTTGTACAGTTGTTGTTACAACAGGTTGTGGAGTGGTGACATTCGCAGACGCACCACCTTGTACCTGCGGGGTACCAAATGCAGTAGCAGCTGCTAATGCGGCGGTACCTAACATCTTTTTCCAATCTTCTTCGATACTCATGGCTTCCTCCAAGTTATCATCAGCAACAGTGTTAGTCAATTTATTCTTTTCTTTAATAAATTGATGTATCACTACCATGACATTCGGTTTAACAGGAGGTATTCCTAACGTAGAATTACCATTTTTATTGAATTCTTCTCCACCAGATGGAGTTTTTATATTTTGAAAGTCAAACTGAACACGACCATTCTTAAGAACAGAATATACCATTCTAATATATCCATTACGAAATGCTTCCATCTTTGGATCTTTTGCGTCAGGATACATTTCTTTTGCCCATCTTTCGTGATCAGATACAGGAGTCAATTCTCCGATTGGACTTATCCAATATGCTTTTTGTATAACGGGTGGAACATATGATGACTTCTTTTGTTGAGTAGAAAGAATATAACGTTCCAAGTCCTGTGGACTCATCTGTTTCATTGCAAGAAAACGTGGATCTGTAACAGCTTCTTTAACATTATTCATAGTCATACCAGTTACTTGATGAATTAGATCTTTGACACAATCAACGTTTTTATTAGCCAAACAATCATCCATTTGTTGACGTTGTTCATCTGACGCTTTTCCATAAAAAGTCATCAATTCATGAAAACCCACCGCACCTTCATAATCAAGTTCGTTGATGTTTTCATCAAACTTACGACCTTGTGGACCAAAATGATCTAAGTGATGATATACATCATCCAAATATTCTCCTGCCAAGTTTAATTTGGCTTTACACCAGTCAGGAAGTTCCATCTGTGGTTTCAACATTGATTGAAGTTCTTGTGCATCACTGTTTATCTGTTTCACCGCACCCATTGCCATAGAACTTTCTTCTTCAAGAATATCCTCAATCAAATCTTTTAAAACTTCGTTATATACTTCCACTTCGCTAACAGAACTACTTTTGGTATGTCTACCATCACGTCTAGCTCTACGTCCAGCACAATGTGCTCTTTGACTAAATCCCTTTGGATGTGAACAATCAATACTGGTTTTATACTTACGTGTCCACCTTTCGTTTATTTCTTGATCAGATGTACCCAACGATTTTTCATCATGGTAAAACTTCAAGTAATCTCTTACAGTAGCAATATAATCCGCAGCGTGATTCAACTTGGCTTTTACCCAATCTTCCAAATCATCACTGACATTGAACATCTTCTGCAACTTGTCGCTATATTCAATGGCCTTGGTCATGTCACTCATGGCCATTTCGGCATTTTCTAACTTAACCACCAGTTTATCGTGATGTGGATTGTCCATATTGATTGGATGACTACTATCACCAAATCCGGTTGACATACTTTTTTTCCACTGATCCTTCGTAAGTTCATTCATAGTGTAGATAAATATTGTTTAACAGTGTTAATCACTTCTTCTTCAGGGGTGTTTTCTAACTCGTCACCATACTGTTTGTTCAAATGGTCTTTAATATCGCCTATAACCTTACCAGTCTTCAAATTGAATGTGTTTATGATCCACTTACCATTATACTTTTCAGTTTTAACGGTTTCGGCGTCTAACTTTTGTTTTTCTTGGTCAACCTGATCATACAAAGATGGAAACAACGACTTGAAGAAGAAGTCATCATCATTCACACTACGACGTTGACCACTTTGCAACAACTGATCACGTATATACTGCGCGGACTGACGTTCACTACGCATCTTTTTACGATCACCACGATTCAATTCACCACTTAATTGACGTATATCAAACAATGGTGATGTCTTGATGTATTCTACAATATCATCTTCACTCTTAATGTTGGAAAAATTAGTATCAACATTACGAAAACCAAGAATCTTTTGAGCGTCACGAAGGTTCTTTGTAATTAAGATTGATCGATTTTGACCCTTGTTATCAACAAAGATCTTAAAGAAACCATCACTACCATACTTAAACCCAAGTTTTCTGGCAATAACACCAACTATACCTGAAAAGTCATTGTATGCTAGATAATCTTGTTTGTTACGTGCATCTTCTTCATCTTTTGCTACAATAAAGTCAATATGAACTTGTTTATCCAACTTATCTGGCCGATACAATATAGAAAAGATATTACCATTGGTGGTAACATACATTTGTTTTGGTTGATATACGTTACCATTAGATGTTACAACCGCATTTGGTTCGGTATTTCTGACAATATTGGTTCCAACTGCGTTGGTTATAATATCACGCGCAGATTGTCCCGCAGGAGGTACAACAACAATGTCAATATCGCCATGATCTTGACGACTTGACAGTTTGGTTGTGTTGTTGAAGCTAGAAAACTTCTTAGCGAGTTTCTTTTTTAACTCACCAAAAACACCATGCATTTCCTCGGTGGTAACTCTGTTGGATAATGATCCAAAGAGTTTCTTAACGTTTTCCTCCGAAAGAATTTCTCTTGCGATGTCTGCTAGTTTGATCATTGGTCTTTCAATATATCTTTGAGAATATCGGTCAACTTGATTGGATTCTGTGGTTCTACAGATTCATTCTTTTTCTTTTGCCAAGAAACCGAGCTTGGACCTTTTTTCTTACTTGTTCCACGTTTATTACACTGTGAAGGAGTTGGACGACAAGCTGGATACTTGGATCGTTTTTCACCGGCTTGACGACCACAGGCTTTACATGTTTTACGACCGGTCTTTTTATCTTTACGACAAGTATTGCAATCTACCCAACCTTTGCTTTTTCCTTTTCCACCCTGTCTTGCAAACCATCCATGAAGACCTTGTTTCTTTTCTTTACTAAAGTCTTTTTTCTCTTCTAGTTCAACTTCTTCATTCTTTTTACGCCAAATCTTTCCTTTTCTGCAACGTACAACGGCACCACTTGCGTATGCACTTGGCCACTTTTTGTACTTACGTTTGGCAATGTTTGTACATCTATCTTCATCTAACGATGGTTCATCAATATCAAGTTCAACGCCAGGTACTTTACTTGGTCCAACTGGTTCACTGTCTTTGACTTGACCAATTGGTGTTGTACCAATCTTACCTACCACATTGTTTCCCGGTGTACAAGATATTTCGCTTCCAAGTCTGGCTTTGTCGTTGAAACTTTGTTTTGGATCACCAAATCCAGAATTGGCTTGTGGTTGAAACTCTTTGGCAAGACCAGCGGCGATTAACTTCTGATAGTATTGACCGTCTTCTGTTAGATGGTCCAATGCAATTTCGGTAGCAATCTTTTCATCGTTGGTATGTTCCATTTCGATTTGAACACCCAACGCTAGTTGTGCGGGATCTACATTTGCTGGAGCGGTTGCGTCACCTACACCACCTTTGAGTTCGTTATCTTCGTTGATGAAAAAGTCTTTATATTTCATGGTCGGTTGTTACTTTTATGTTTGTGTTGTGAAGCTTCTTGTTCGGCTTTTTGCATTTTACTATAACCATTTGATGGATATGCGTAATCAATTTGCCATCTACGACCTTTCATAGCCGGATGACCAATCAGAGGATCTTGAATTTTCTTCTGAGATCCTACAATATACCAATCTCCTTTAGGTTTATCCACCGTAGTTCCTTCTCTTTTTCTTTTCTTCCCATTTTTCTTCCATCAACTTCTTGATAGCTTCAAAGTTACCATATTTTTGTTCAACACGTTCACGTGTTTTGGATTGATTAGCCATATCACGTATGATACTTCCAATCTTCTCTTTTTGATTTTCGTTCATTGGAGTTTCTTTCGATTTTTCTTCTGCAATTTGATCAACACCTTTAATAATAAAGGTAGCAACTTTATGTATTAAAGTTAAATTTTTCTGAACAGCTTCTTTATTACCTTTCCACAGGGAAATGTAAGCGGCGCCGTGTTTTGTATCTAGTCCATAATGATTTGTCACAGTATAAGCAACTGATTCAGCTTGAAGTTCGGCTTCTTCTTTGGTTAACTTTAACGTTTCATCATTTCCATAAAACACTGAACTATCTTTAAAGTGTAATAATGAATGTGCAATTTCGTGAATCAAAGTTGACACACGATTTATACCCGATATAGTACTTGTTAAGTTAATATGATCTCCACTTGCCCATCCTTGTTCTTTACCCGTGGCTGGATCAGTGGTAACTTTGATACCTTTATCTTGACAAAATTCAATGAGATAATTATAAAGTTTATCAGCGGTTTCACTTGGCGTATTAGGATCGTGCCATTGTGGTATTTGTGGTATCTTTCCTAACTCTGCGGCATTAGTATCTGAAATATCATACACGATTCCAATAACAAATCGTGTAATGTTATTTTTAGCTATTTCATCATCTAGACCAGTATCTTCTCCCGGTTTAACTTCGGAATCATCTTTCTTTGCTTTTAGAGGTCTCCAAATTTTAATGCGAGTAGCAGTTTCAAAGTTAACTTTTATACCAAGTTCTTTCCATTTACTAAGTCCAGCAACTTGAGTAGCATTAGGTTTTTGTGACCAAATTAGTAAACTATTACTAAAGCTGTACTTCCAAAATTTCTTTTTGAAATTCAAAAACGACTTCATTGCTTCGCTCATTGAAGCTCCTTCAATTGCGTTTGCCAAATCATTAATTATCGATGTAATTTTGTCGGCAAGCATTCGTTTCTTGTTAAAGTCTTCTCTCTCTACAAACACTTTAAGATTTTCAAATGTATGTAACAACTCTTCATATTGTATAGGACCAGATTTTGGAGGAGTCCACGTTTTCGTTTTCCAATTATATGAATATCCAGCATTGATCTTCTCAATTGCTTTCATATAGTATCGTAAATCTTCATCGGTAGTATATGGTTTTTCCCACCCTCTATCTGGATTCCATAGAAATCCCAATGACTTGATGCCATCCTTTGATTTATATGTTTCATTACCAGCAGCTCTAGAACTTTTAACCGTAGTGTCTGGATTATTATCTGGAGATTCTGGTTGATCTGGATCGTATGGTTTGTATAAATCAGACACCACAATAATGTATTGTTTTCCGGTTTCCTCATCGGTATGGCGATGAAGTTCCAATTTCTCATTAATATCGCCTGTAACAGATTCATTCATCATGTCAGGAGTCATTCCCAACATACCAAGATCACGATAATAACGTGGATTTTCTTTCAAGTTTTGAACAACGGTTTCCTTTGCAACCATTTTGTTCTTATAAATCTGTTTCTTGAGTTCATATTGCATCCCTTGAATGATATCATCGGGAGTTACCTTTGTTTTAACGTCCTCAACATCCTTTTTATACTGTTCAGGATCAATTTTGGACTTAATGTCTTGATCCACTGGAGGAACAATATTGACATTTGAACTATCTGCAGGAAACGAACCGGGATTTTGAGTCACGTCAGGTGATGCATATGTTCCAGATTGACCTGAAATTGATGGTTGTCCACCAACAGGAACCTGACTCATATTATATTCTTTGAAGAAGTCTTTATAGGTCATAATCTATAAATATGGTAAAAATATCAAATCACATCAGATATTGATATATATCAATATATGAATGTTGTGCTTTCTTTGTGTGAAAAATCTAGATCAACCTATCCAAAAAAGCCATGTTTAGAAAACTTATTTACAGTATTCACCAATCACAACATTTATATATTGGGTGATGATTTGAGCGACGAAATGATGGATTTTCTGAAATCCTACAATGTTACGGTAGACAATCAAGTACGTGGAAAGGATAAATACATGATTGATAAGTTTGAATTTTGTCGTAATAACTTCGATTCAGACGATATTGTGTACATGGTAGAAGACGATTACATACACTATCCGGGGTCAGATATACTGTTTGAAGAAGGATTACAACACGCTGATTATGTTACTTTATATGACCATCCAGATAAATATTCTCAGTTCATTTACCCAAATCCAGAATTAACAGATATTGGAGAAAATACAGTGGTATTCTTAACCAAGAGTTCTCATTGGAAATACACCAACTCAACTACCGGTACATTTGCTTTTAAACACCAAACTTTGGTTGAAGATTATGATATTTGGATGAACGAAGTGGTGCATAACATTTGGCAATATGATTATCACGGATTTGTTCAAATAAGAAAAAATAAACGAAAAGTGGCATCTTGTATACCCGGACGTAGTTCACACATGCACCCAGAAGTATGTCATAGTCCATTTTTTACTCTTCCTCAGTGATTGAATATAGTTTATTCATATCATCGTCGTTTAATATGTAATGATACGAGATATTCTTTTTAATTTGATCAATGTTGTGATTATAAAAAGAAGGTGGGTGTCTATGAAACAAATCACAGTGTTCTATATATACACCGTTAAAATATAAATTTAAACCAAATGTTACATCACTAAATCCAGTATCATAACTTTTAAACTCGGGTATTTGGTTTATTGTTTTTACACTAATTAAAAATCCAGACCCTCCATTTGGATACCTTAAATCTTTAGGTATATCAGATCGTTGAAACATCGGATTTCGTGGATCGTTTTGATAAGATAAAACTTCACCATAAGATTTGGTTTCATCCAAAGTCTGAATTATTTCATTTAGTTTTTTAACATTCAAAAAAGTGTCATCATCGGTAAAACAGATCCAATCATATTTTGAAATAACATCTGACATCTTTTTTATCGAATTCAAAACTTTGTATTGTTTCATTTCGGCAGCACGATAGTTTTTTTCATCATGTACTTTTATAATATTCCGTTCTATTACATCATGATCCGAATAAAAAATTGTTGGTACATTTTTACTCCACGTTCTTTCAATTCTTTCAATACGATCTACATATTTCTCAGTGGATAAAACAAAACAAATTACATTTTTCATTGTAAATATATATTGATACATGTCATTAAAGATAAAAATCATAACCTTCGCTACAGAAGCATACGAACCTTTTCGTCAAAGATTGAATGAAAAAATACTAGAAATATATCCGGTTCATCACATACAAAAAAATGAACACGATATTGACGAAAAGTTTAAACAAGATAATAAACATATCTTCAAATACAAAAGAGGATATGGATATTGGTTGTGGAAACCATACTTTATTCTACAAGAAATGACAAAGTTAGAACCAAACGAATTGTTGGTCTATATGGACTCTCAAGATATGGTGAGTTCAAAGTTCTTTGAAGTTTTTATAGAACACATGCAAACCAATCATTTATTTGTATTCGACATGTGTCATTTGCATCGTCATTGGACTAAACGTGATTGTTTTATTTTAATGAACTGTGATGAACCAAAATATCACAATTCAACCCAATTAGAAGCAGGACTAATAGGAGTGAAAAATAGTCCAGTCGCAGTTCAAATAATTACAGAATGGTTACAACACTGTCAAAATGAAAAAATTGTAACAGATCTTCCTAACATATGTGGAGAACCAAACTTTGATGGATTTAGAGATCACCGTCATGATCAAAGTATACTAACAAACATATTCTTAAAACACCACATATCTCCGATTGATAAAAACAATCACGAACTTATATCATATCACTGTAACTGAACTACTGGTTCATCACTCAGTACATAATATTCTGGTTTGGGTCCATCATAATAATTAACATTATACATGTCATCGTGAGCTTGTTTTGATTCAAATACACAGTTTGTACCATAATGACCTATGTGTTTTGTACGTGATACATGAGGTTCAATATTCTTAAACCCATGTGATTTAATGTATTGTAATATCGAAAAATCCCAACCATCTTTGTTAATATGCCAATTAGGTTTAAAATGACTGTTCCATTGATACTTCGTTAAAGTAAATCCAAGTGGACTAAATACAGAATCATGACGTTCACGTATATACTTTATGTCAGGACATTTCCATTTAGAACTTAAAGAGTGCATATACATACTAAAATGTGAATAATCACGGTCACTAAAATTAGAAATCATCCATTCACTCAAATCAGTGATATCCTGTGAGAATAGTAAGTCTTCCTCTAAATAAATGTTATGTTCCGCACCATCATTAAAAACTGTAGATAATAAATGATACGGATTGTCAAATACACCCAATACCTTAGAGTTATAAATGACTTTTTTCTCCATGAAATCGATGGATTCTATCAAGTCGTATACTTCATTTGTGGTTGGTTCTACTGCAACATATAAAACATATTCATTTCGTTTATTAACCTTTCTAAGACATTCAATAAATTGAGTTAGAAATTCCGGTCTGCCTACAACTGTCACAGAAATTGTTTTCATAATTTGTATACCATTTTCATTTTATCTACCATATCAGATATATCCGGATGTGCCCACAATTGATTTGACAAATCCAAATTAAACGATAAGTCATCTTTCGCTGGATGTAGCGTATATGATACAAACTTCACATTTGGATCATTCTTTAAATATTCATATTGAGCACCATATTTTGTTATTATTACAGGTTTATTATATGCAGACGCAGTAATTGCTCCTAAACCAATGCCTTCAGACTTTGTAGCAGACACATACACATCTCCACAAAAATGAATATTCATCATATCAACATCCAACAAATTAACATAGATATAATAAATCGTTGGATGATTTGGATATCTTTTCAATATGTCATTTATTCTATCAACACATGTTGTCACACTTGTTTCATCATGTGAAACATAATGAGTTTTTAGAATCAATGCGGTATTATCGTTATTTGTAAAAGATTGACAAAAAGATTCAAGTACCTCGGTTATTCCTTTACGACACGTCCATTGTCCAATAGAATAAAAATTCTTTGTTGTTATTAAGTCTTTTGGTTGACCAAATACTTTTGAGTTTTGATAAACAAAGTTGATAACTTCATTTTTTGTTCTCAACGGTGGCAATATGGGTTTATGATACATAACTTGTATGTCTTTAATAACGCCACATTGTCTCATAGTGTTTTTGTTCCACTCTGATGAGACAATTACAGACGATGAAAATCTGTTTATCTGATCAACATATTCTTTCTTGATATATTCAGATTCCCACAAAGGAAACGATATAGTTTTCTTACCTTTACAACGACCACCCAACAAATAATTGTATACATATTCCAATATATGTGGAGGAAAATTCAAGATATAACAAGTTGCCTGAGATTCATCAAAATCATTTAGAAGCAAATCTTGATTGTGTCCACCCAGTGACTTTTCAAAAACGAATGGAAGATAATTTACCTTATACCCAGAATTACGTAAATTTAACACAGTCTCTCTTGCCAAAACGCCATAACCAGATGTTCCATCAATACATGCAAATACAATTTTATCTGACTTGTTAAACGGAGAGTAATTGACATTTTCGTCATGATACTCTGATTTAACATCAATTGATTTGAAAATGTTTTTATCAATTATAACCCCATCAACTTTCATCGACAACAAATGCGTTCCAAGAACACGTTTGTCTTCTGTGCACGGATAAACTTTTGAATTGATTGTTACCGTTTTAACGTTGGATATATCAAACGATACATCATAATGAAACACATCAGGGGGAATCAATAACGATTTTACTTTGGTGTCAAAAACAAAGTCAATAGTGTGTGCAGTTTGAAAAGTATTTTGAATTTTTAAATCTAACTTTTTACAAGGTTTATTAAACGTAATAGTTGAAGTATCTTTGGTCCACACTACTGAGTTATTTTCGCCTTCAAAATCATTGAAATTTTTAATTGTCACAATCGGATAGTCATTTTCAATTAACTTTATAATTTTGTCAGATACAATGTTTGGACTAACTATGTTTTTAAGAATCTTGTAGTAATTCCGTTTTTCATTGATTATATTAAGATCTTTCCTTTTTTCTAAAATTCGATTTATAGATGTAAATACATCATCAGCGTCATACTTTTTCAATATTTCATCATATTGAGTACAGTAAATGTGAGAATCTCCACTTTCTTCAATGGTAACTACAAACATACCCATGTATAACGCTTCTAAAACTACAAGAGGACATGGATCTTGTCTTGATAACATCAAGAATATATTTGAATTTGTAAAATATGTAGATGGTACCGAAATTTGACCAATAAACTTTACATTACCGATATCAACGTGGTAATCTTCAAATACACCATGTCCTTCTAAAAACACCTTGTCGTCCTTGACAGGTACGTCGCCAATCCATATAAACTCAAAAATATTTGGATCAAATCTGTTAGATATTTCGATGAACCTATCAATTCCTTTACGACTACCGCCTGTTCCACATCCAATAATTCTAACTTTCTGTTTTATATTAAACGGAGGATTGGTAGAAACAAGTTGTTCTATAACATCAACATCAATCATTTCTGACACATGAAGTTGTTTCTTTAGAGGTATATTGAATTGTTGAAGTGCAGAAATTTGATATTTACATACAGTGATAAATTCGTCAACATGATGAAACAATGATTCTGTGTATTCGCCAAACTTCATTCTTGACATTTGAAATCCATTTGCGTGTTCGTGTAAATGTAAAATCGTTTTAATGTTAGAATTACATTTTTTAAACAAGTAAAGATATGGAAGTGTACAAGTACAATTTCCATAAACAATATCAATATCTATCAAATTAAACAGAATCGGTACTTCAGAAGTTTTTAATTCATTAATGTTATAAACTGGACGTAAAAAGAAACAGTTATAGTTTCTTTCCCAATACGTTTTATCTTCTACTTTAATTTCTGATTCTAATACGCTCGCAACATAAACAGTATACTTATCAGCTTTGTGTTTCTTTATATAATTCAATAACAACTCCAACATCTTAGGAGCACCAGTTTTAGATACACTATTTGAAATGAATAATATATTAAGTTTTTTCATACAATGAATTGAGACATTCTATTACAGTCGAATACGACTATATTTCTTAATGATATTGGATATGTGAAATTATCGTTGTCTACTATTTTTATACTTGCAATATAAGATCCCAGAACTCGTTTATCTTCGGAGTTTTGAGGAGTAAATGGCAAACTGTTGAAAGTATATTCATTTTTGTATTTTAAAATTATGTCAATATCTTGATTAACATTACTACTTTCAAACAATAATTCATCACGATTTTTTACAGTTATTTTATTATTTTCAACATCGGGTATCGATAAAGTCAAAAACAAATATTTGAATACGGTTTTTGGAAGTTGTGGACGAATAACAAATTGAGGTTTACACCAAAACTTTTTACTGGGATATTCATAATTATACTTGCCGTTTAAATAAATAACCCAATCATCATTTGATATTTTTGTATCAATTGATAAATCGGGCACATCTGTGCTTTTTATATTAACTGACTTTAGTTCTTGTTTTACTTCACTGACTTCCAACTTCTTATTAATATAATTTGGCAAAATGTTAAACTGATCTTTATTCATACAGTAAACTTATGTAACTTAAATGACACACTTGATAATCTATTTCCAAAAAGATTTAACCACATAGAGACCTTATAAATAGACTTATTATACCACCGATAAATTAACCTGTACCTTAACGTTGATTCAAACTTCTTTCTAAGTTTGAGTTCTTCAATAAACATTCTGTCGTTTTCTTTTCGTATAGTATTATCAAACGTTTCAAACTTTATAAGTTTGATTTCGTCTATCACACCATCAATAAAAACAATCTCATACTCAATACTATAATCATAATCACCATTTGAACGTTGGTAATCATACATTGATATACATCGGGTTGTTTTAACGAATGACCAACGTTTATTTTTTTCTACAACAATTGGCCACCCATCAGGATCAACATCAGTACATACATGTTCCGATTCATACAACCACAATGTGCCATCCTCACGAATCTCATAAAGATTCAATAAGTTTTCAAGATCTTTGGTCTGAAAACGATCTTGTACATACCCCTTGGGATCCTCCGGTAAAGGAAGAGGATACTTACACACTATGTCATCATACATACCCATAAATTAACCTCTTGGATATGTTACCTCATATTGAATCTCAGGATATTTACCCATAAAGATTCTAAACTGTGGCATTTCTAACGTAGGATAATAGTTTGCTTGAATCACAATCTTGTTTGATTGTTCATTTTCATAATTAGCATACTTGAACCACTCTTTACCGGCCCAATTATCCCACACCTCTTTAAGAATTTGACGTTTATTCATGTTTTGTTTTGGTTTCTACCATCTGTGAATTAAAAAATTTCGACTGCAAACGACGCTTGCAGTCGAAACGTGCTAAATTAGTATTATCAATGTCTTTACCAATTGAAACTTCATTACTAGAACGAATTGCATCAACCAACACAAACGTTGTTTGATTTTCTGCATACAAGTCATCATACTCTTTTGAGTTTAATATTTCAGATAACTTGTCTTGACCCAATTGGACTTTCAATTCTTCATAAAGCATGGAAAATCCACGTTTACTCGTTTCAAGTTTAACTGGATCAGTACAATTATGTATCTTGACTTGAAAAATAGTCAAGATATCAAACGCATAACCTTCATCGACACTGATTGTAACCATATTTTGTGGTTATATATATTAACCACCCAATGGTCGTATACTTATTTTAATTTTATTTGATTTGGCAAAGTCATACACTTTGCCGTCCTCAGTATATGGATAGTAATTAGCATATATAATAAACTCACGTTTATTTAACCCATTTTCCAACCTATTATACCAAGGACGTTTGCCAAACGTTTTTGTAATTAACTCAATCGGTTTCATTTTCGTAAATCGTTCAGAAGTTTGCTGATACACGCCATCAACGCAATCTCCTTCAAAGGAGGAATCAACAAACTACACTGATACATATATTCCGAAATGATGATTGTAGCAATCGCTTGTTTACCGTTAGCGTATTCATCTACCTTCTGGTATAGAACCGCAAAGTAATCATCGTACACCTTAATACGTTGATCCGCAAGAAACTGTCGGATCTCATTGAACGCAGTAGGCTTACCAATACCACTCTTGATCATGTCAATCAACTTTTGGTGAGTATCAGTCTTTAAGGATGACTCCTTATTGATTTTCAACTTACCTTCAAAGGTAGACTGTTGTGTCACATTGATAATCTTACGAATATCAGGATAGTACGTGTTAACAATATAAGCCAAGTCATCATTCTGATACTCAACATTCTCAGTCTTAAGAATCTTGGTCATATGAACTGCCACCGAAACCTTAGTCATCGGAGCAATCTCAAAAGTCATACAACGTGACACAATCGGAAGAATCATCTTCTCATGATAGTTACACGTAAGAATGAACCTTGTAGACATACTAAACGTCTCCATCAGGTTACGAAGAGCCGCTTGTGCCTCAGGTGACATATAATCACACTCGTCAAGAATGATAACCTTCAACGGTTTGATACCCACACAAGACGCAAAAGTCTTGATCTTGGTTCGAACGTTATCAACCTTGTTTTCATCAGACGCATTGATATACAAAACATCACAATTGATTTGTTTGGTAAGAAGTTTAGCAAGAGTAGTCTTGCCAGTACCCGCACCACCATACAACATCAAATGAGGAATGTTCTGTTGATCAATATACGACTTGATAGTCGTGATAATGTTCTCATTACCGATATAGTTTTCAAGGGTTGTGGGTCGATACTTCTCGACCCACAAACTATGAACCTTTTCATCGTTGGTGTGACTAACCTCTTCAAAAAAGGCATCCATAATACTTAGTCGTTAGCTTGAACTGGACCGAAATGATAAACAGCTTCAAAGGCATCAGTACTGAACTGAACAGTTGCCAATCCTGACTCGGAAACCTTCAACACCGCATTTTCACACTCGTTGTTAGCATCCAACACACTCTTGAGGAAGTCAGCGTTGAAGTTCAACGACTTCTCGAGCTTCGCAGTTCCACTCTTAATAGGAACATCCAAAGTCACACGATTGCTGTTGATTGAAGCGTATCCGATAACCAACTGAACCTTCTTACTCTTCTTGTTCATGAGAAGGGTGAACTTGGATTCGTCAGACAACGCATCCTTGGCACTACGGTACTTGGCAATGAAATCCTTAGTGAGATCGATTTCAAAGTTGTACGCGGGTTGACCCTTCAATCGTGAAGACTTGGGAATCACAGTCAACTCAGCGGTCATAAACTGAATTTCCGAAGTACCATCAGAAAATGACAATGAAGTCACACGTCCCTCATTCTGATTAACTGTCATGGTAATATCCTCACCAAGAGCCTTCAACATCTTCTGCAACTTATCGGTATCATACACACCAATCTCATAATCAGCAGAAAGTCCTTCGACATTCTTCCAGTTCACATCATAAACCAAACTCTTGTCGTTTGTGATGGCACTCAGACTGATCTGATTGTCCTTGGTGGAAAGATTCCACTTAACTGCGGTTACTTCTCCGTTAAGAGAATACTTGCTAATGAATTTTTGTAGATTTGTCTTTGTCATAACTTTTTTCGTTTATTGTTCCTATACTTTACTATGATTTCCTGAAATGTCCAGTTTTTATATCTTCGATTTTGCATCTTTCCACATGGTTACCAGTGGATACGACACGTCAACCTGTTCTATATCACTGAATGATGAAAATTGAGTCGCTAGAATTGGATCCGTGGCATATCGTACCGGATTCAAAAAATTATATGCTCCATCAATCGTGGTTTTAGAATAATCTGTACGGTTGTTTTTTGCCAAATTTGTAATATGATCTTCATCCACGTATTCATTAATTATTTTCTCAAACATTGACTGAATATTAATAATTACGCAAAACGCGGCATTACACCCATATGGTTTAACTTTATCCAACTGTGAAAATGATGTTGATTCTAAATGATAGTACGTTGCTCCTAGATATACCATATCAAACTGAATATTTTGAATGGTTTCACATAGACTCTGAAAATTGAAGTATCTGATGTTATTTTCTATAAATTCACAGTCATCTTCAAGAACAAGTACATATTTTTGTTTTTTATTATAAGCGTTTTCAATCACGTTACAATGACTTAAAAAACACCCAAGTCTTGCATTCTCAGAACGTGTAAGTTCTGTATGTTCACGTTTTATAGCTGAAAACCTATTAAAACGTCCGTTAAATCCGATTTTATTTAGATGTGTTGATATTCTATCAAACCTATCAGTTCTTTCATCAAGGTTGATTATCTCAACAGAATCCAGTATGTTAAACAAATCTGTAATCATACAAACAGTATATCTTTATACTTGTTATAAATCCAGTCTTCGGTATTGACGTATTCTTTGGCACGATTGTAGTTTTCAAGAATTATGTCCATTTTGGATTCATAATACTCTTCGTTTAACATCGGAATTATATTACTAAACGAATCAACGTTATCGATCAACAACATACCGTTCGTGTCAAAATAATTTCCTATGTTGTTGGTTCCATAATAAATTGGTATGGTACCCGTCAGTAGACAATCAATAAGTTTCTCACTAAAATAGTCATCTATACGAGCGTTTTCAATAATAGTTGAAAACCTATATGGTGCCAACGATTCAAATTTATATTCGACACATTGATAACCACGTCCGTGTATTGCATCAAAATGACTACGAAAACGATCAATAATATCGTGTCTCATTTTGTGACCAACAGTTTCTCGTTTTCCAGACGCAATGATAGATAAGTTTTTAGTCTTTGGATATATGACCCAATCACTTTCATATAGCCAAGTTCCTCCTACAGGATACCAATACACATTGGCATTTGTATGCGATTGAACGTCTTTAATGAACTGTTTATCGTGAGTTAAAATAAAATCAAATTTACTCCAGTCTATATCAAAACTATACAAATCAGGTAAAATAGATCTTGGTTCCAATAACCACGCAATTTTTCGTTTGTGGTTATGGTTATCTATACTATCACACGTAACATACCCATCCGTAAAAAACGCAATGTCATGTATATTTTCTCTATCAAAATGTACATGTTTTGATAAAATATTCAAATCTCCATTTGAACACGAATATGCATGTGCAAATGATCCATCATATAAACTTACGTTAATCATAACTAATTTAGCCAATATTCTTGTTCAAACTGTTCTGGAAATTCTTTTACGAAGTCAGTACATACTGCATAGCATTTTGTAAGATCACCCATCCAACCCCGTTCTGGCATTACACAGATGCTTTCAGGATATAATTGTTTGGTAGGATAAGTCCAAATATATCGTTTACTTGTCAATACCCAATCTTCATCGGTGTGCCAAAATACATTCAACGTAAAATCTTGTAACAATAGGTGAAACGCATCTCCATTCTTGGCATGTAGCCAAAACTTACGTTCTGCTAGAAAATCATACTTAACCTGATATTCAGGGTTATCATGTCCCAAATACCACTTGTTATTCTGATACCATACATCAACTTCAACATCATGTCCAGCTTTTAATGCAGAGGTAATGTAATCTGGATGGTTTTCTTTATCCGGATTTGGTCCATGTAAGTTGCCTCTGTGTGATATGAGTTTCATCTGGTTCTTAGTTTACAAATTTCATCAAGCGAAGTATCTTCACAAACGTATTTTTGTTGTTTTAATGTAATGATATCCCGTTCAAAATATGGGTATAAAATATAGTTATCAATTAGTGGTTCAAGACTGTCAAATGGAACATCATAACGACTCCATTCGATAGGAGATATTCCCCACTTTTTCTTAAAAATAGTATAACAAATCGGATGAAATCGTACATACAATGCGTGGATGTCTTTTGAATGTTGCCATCCAAGGGGTGTAGTTTCGATCACGTCATTTTCTTCAATTGGATTATGAATTCGATCATGACTATAGTCATTAATAGTCGAATGTTGTCCAAAATATAATCTGGCACGTAACAAATAATCTGCTTCTTGTACACCGTTTCCACAAAATCGTTCATCGTTCATGCCAATATATTTTACAGCAATTGGGCTAAACATTTGAAATTGATCGCCAGCACCTAACTGAATATAGTTGTATATACGTGCATGTTTCATTAATTTATTATACCAGTCTTTTTTGAAGACGGTATCGTTATGACATGTGATAACATATTCACATTGAGGATTATTCAAATTAACAAATCCTCTCATTATTGCCTGATTCCAATTTCTGGCCAAATGTCCAGTTGAAAAATCTGGACGTAATACATTGTTTAATACAGTAACAGTTTGTTTATATTGTTCCTCAATAACAATATTGCTGTGATTGTTTATTACAAAAACCTTGACTTTATCACGGTCATACTCTGATTCGTGTAATGATTTTAATGCCCATCCGTTTAAGATTTGGTTATTATTATATGTTAGAATATATACGTGTATCATAAATTATACGCAGCTGCAATACCCCAATCACAACCACCATCACAATACTTTACTACCCTATACATGGATCGATCAATTGCATCAATAATAAGATTTGGACCCGGATGATAGTTAGTATCATGAAAAATAACGACACCATTGTCATCAAGCAAATCTGTATATTTCCAGTCATTAATAACAGTATTAACCGAGTGCCATCCATCGATAAATAATACAGAACATTTTTTCAATCCAATGGTATTTAAATATGAACGTATAGTTGATTGATCATGTGAATTAGCTTTGATTGTATATACACGATTTAAATGATCATTCAAAAATGTTTTGTCCTCAATATCAATTCCACAATAAATTCCTTTCTTTGCGTAAAGTAGTTGTGTGGTAAAAGATCTTGTATCATTACGAGAAATACCAATTTCAATGACGTTTTTTACATTGACCTTACGTAGAATATCATCCAATGCTTCTTTGTTCGCATCACTAATTTCATTTGGAATCCCGTTTTTTACATCAAACCATCGGGGCCAGTCAACGTCGTTATCATATTCATTTTTGAAAGATGGTAGATAAGAAAGTCCATTAACATTTGATGTATTCTTAACGTATAAATTTTGATCTATATTGCTCATAATTAATCTTCATATTTGTCATTTTTCGAAGACGGAACTTTCACAACAATTAGTTCACAATCTTCCAGAAATACTGGTTTTATCGATTCATATCGATCAATGATGAATATGGTTCCAACATTAATAACTACATCATTAATAGTCATTCTACCACGAATTAGAAAGTTTATTTCTTCACTTACCTTATGGTGGTGAGTTGGCCAACTCTCTCCTTTATAATGGAGTTTGTATGAAACCTCAAATGCAGTCGTTTTAAAAACAGTTGGTTCGAAATCTCCAATAAACCAACCGCCTTTATCCATAAACGGTTTTGAATCAAATATTTTCATCTATTTTTTTAAATAACTCTAAATCTTGTGGGATTCCTATTGGAAAATGTTCATTGAAAAAATATTGAACAACTTTCATTCCTTTGTTGATCATATAGTTGTAACTTGGTCCAACATAAAACTCATTATTTACTCTGTCATTTCGAGAAAACATTTCGTCACATGACTCAAAGAAATAAGATCCTTTTGACCAAAAATGAAGTCCGTTTGTAGCATAATTACTAATAACCTCTTTTTCTCTAACTTGTGTAACTAACCCATCATCATTTAATCTAATATAACTATTTTTTGGACTATTTGAATAAAACGTCCCAACGACTCCATCTGCTGATTTCTTTTCTGAAAAAGACGTTAGTTTATCCAAATCCAAATCAAAAATAACCTGATCACAATTTGTCACGATCAATGGTTCATCGACATTAATATGTTGTTTTACAAAATAGGATGTTCGAGCAGGTCCATCTGTAAGTTCATCAATGATAACATAGTTGATAGATGATGTGTCACAGTATGTTTTTACATTATCTATGATATTAAATTTCTGTTGATGCTCTTTAAGAATGCATACAAAAAACTTTACATCACGATGATGAAAGTTATTTATAACTCTCGCTAACATCGGAGATCCATTAACATCCAGTAAAGGTTTTGGAATTGTGGTATTAAATCGAGTACCAAGACCAGCAGCTGGTATAACAACGTTTAAAGTCATTTCTTTAATCCCCACGTTTCAATTGCTGTGTAATATTCATCACCGTATGTTTTTTGAATCGATTGGACCATCGCTTTTACGCCAGCTTTACTGCCCATCGGATGTGATGAAATTGATCCACCAACATTTGCCATCCAGTTTGAATGACCAAGTTCGGATTTAATATATTCAATTAACCCCGGATGCATTCCACAACTTAAAGCTGGCACAGAATTTAATTCAACTAGTTTCTTTATAGTTTTCTTCAAACTATCAGAATCGCTATTTAAATATCCACCAATCATACCAACATGAAGTGTAGAACATCCACATCGACTTGCAATTTCAAACAAAACTGATTCATCTATAGAATAATCGTGTTGTGGATTTGTCCATAACCTATCTCCACTTTTCTGATAATGTAAAAACATAGATAGATTAAGATCTTTTGCCAATTTATATGCACCGTATCCACTATGAATATTGATGTGGATACCGTTTATTCCCATATTATGGACTTTACGTATACGGTCCTCTAAATATAAATGGTCACACGTTATCGATGGTGCATAGACCATCTTAATGTTGTTGGTTCTAAGATAATCACCAATCTTTTCAAGTCGTTTTTCAATTGAACAAAACGATTGATTTGATAAAATTTCATCCTCTTTGATAAAATTACATCCATTATCCGCATAAATTTTAACAACTTCTACATAATCATTTACATTAAGTCCGATTTTCGGTTTGATAATTCCACCAAATAACGGTGTTTTATCATTGATGTTACACAACTGCCGCATTTCATATAAACCAAGATTCGGTCCATTAAATATGGATGTGAATTTATTTGAAAACTGTATGTTTGTTATTCGACATTTTTGAATGATGTCAATATCAACTTGTCCACCCATAATAGTGGTTAAAAAATGTGTTATTCCATCTTCTTGATAATTGAAATTGGAGTCTGGATAATAAATATCAACCGATCCTTCATTTTTAGAAAAATCAACGTCGTCTATAATAACTTTGGCACAAAATGTTTCAAACAATTCGTTGCTTTCAAATTCGGATCTTTTTTCTGGGTTCCCAACACTTTGTCCCAATGCAATAGCTTTAGCCGCATCAAATAAATCCGTTTTAGATTTAATATAATATGTAACAATGTTACCAGAAAACACAGTGTTCCGGTTAACAAAAATAAGTTCTTTTATCGATTTGGTTATCATAACAATTATAACTAATTTATATTTAATCGTTTTACTTAATATAATTTTTTACTCTTCTAGTTTTCCCACCCCACATATTTTCAATATTTGTTTCAACCAAAACTTTATCCAAATCAAAAATAATTAACTCAATCACACTTACCGGGTAACACCAAAATTTGGGTACACATATTCAAAGTAAGTAAACAGTTGTATACCCATATGGGTTTTATGAACTATAATTAATGGCGAATTAGGAAGCAATGTTTTTATATTCTTCAATTCAAATTGTTTTTTAAACAACAAATGAGATATACAGTTCTGACACATATCACAGAGTGACAGTATATCATCGTAGACACTACAATAGACCTCAAATGGATGTTGTTTAGCAATACAGAAATTGTCATCTATCCATCCTTCTCCACACCCATATATCTTACCACCCGAATTAACTACGTGGTCAACGTGGGTAATAATAGAATCATCCGTTAAGTGATTTAAATCATCTACATTAAATGGATATCTCAATCCAACGTCAGGACGAATACGAACATAATAGTCATATTTTATACTATTCATACGTTCATACTGTTTAACAATTTTATATAAACGATTCAACTTATAAAGCCAATACAATGTATTTGAAAGTTTACTATCATTTTGATACTTCTTAATACGTTCTTCATGTTCGTTAAAATTATTAATCATACCACAAGTGAAAGGTGTAAACGTTTCAATGTCAGTAACTTTCAAATGGGGTTGAAATGCGTGAATACATGATTCTGTATCATGTTCATCCCAGAAAGATCCAAACATATCAACTTTATGACCCGAATCCAAAAGTGGTTGGATCAAATTGCTTTTATTCAAATCTAAAACAAAATTAAACCGTTCGGTTCTTCCTGACATCAAAATAGCAATATTCATAATCAAAACTCAAAAAATGCAGATGCAGCTTTCCAATTTGAATTTGGGTACTCCCAATTTAACACCTCGTAAAAATCAACAAGTTTACTCTTCAACTCTTGTTCATACATGGTATCACGATCCATATACTTTGTGATAATATCCATAATCGGTTGAGGATCAGTACCGTCCGCCTTCATAGCAAGACACTCAATACCATACTCATTCTGTTTTAGATATACCCACTTAATCTTCTGACCATGAAATATCGGAGGAATAATCTTGGTCAAATTAAACTGTGCCAATAGATCGTTATAATACAATGCTGCCTTAACCTGAGCAGGAGTACCTGAAATGATTTGAAAAGGTTGACGACTCTTAGGATTGTAATCCACCTTTTTTGTCGCATCACTCTTAAACTTTACACTGGTATTCTTCGCCAGTTCAATAACACCAAAGTCCTTCATGTCCTCTTTGAACTGTAGAATGTTGTTGTTAATGGTCTCCTGATCAACCTTCTTCAAAAGATCAATCAAGAACTGTTTCATAAAGGTACGAAACTTGGCAGGAAACGACGTTCTAACAACGTCAATACCCTTAACTTCCAATTCGTCACACTCAACTCCACCCTTGTTAATAATGAACTGACAATACCGTTTCTTCGCCAACCAAAACGATGACTTGGCAATCACCTCTTGTTTTGCGTCAAACCTATGTTTCTTCACGTTAAACAAACGAAGTGACATAATGTCAAACATCTTGTTGACATAAGTCTGAGCTTCTCCAGTTACCTTGAGAATCGCCTCCGTCATTTGTTTTTCATCTTCCATATCAATATCCGGCATCGTTTTCTTGATAATAGGCAACGCACTGGCAAAACAAGAATCGGTATCAACGTAGATAACATAATCGTTACCCTTAGCCTCTTCACCCAAGACATTCTTGTAATACTGGTTGATTGCCATATTCGCAGTCTTAATGATGCTGACACCACTCAAGGTAACTGCCTCAGCGTTGTCCTTATCATAAAAACGAAACACAGGAAGACCCAAACAACCATAAATGGAGTTTAACAAGATCTTTTGAACCTTCTGACGTTGATCGTAGAACTCATACATTTCCCACTCTTTAGCATCAGCGTGTTTCTTGGCCAACTTACGCATTTCTTTACGTTCATTGAACCACTTGATAAGAATACTTGGAATAGTACCCTCTTCACCTTCTCCCTTTGGAAGTTTATACACTGCTCCGTTACTAGCAACGCTGAGGTTATTCTGAATCAACATTTCACTGAAATCCTGAGCAGAATACTTTTGACCACTGAGAATTACCTCGGTCAATTTACCACGAACAAAATTTCCATTCGTTGTTCATATTCTTCACGTCCTTCCAATGGTTTATTAGGAGCAACACGACCTTGACGACGTAGATACATCAATATAGCACCTTCAAGATAACGTGATGAAGTTCCAAACTGTTCATAACCAACATGTCCAGTATGACAAATACGACGTGCAAGATCGATGAATTGTAGTTTCTTATCAAGAGCAACCACGATCTTAACGTCATTCAGGTTGTACTCAATGTACTTTTGAATGTCATCCCGGTACAAATCATTAAGACTTCCGGTATAAGTGATCTTGTCAATATTGACCACTTTCTTACCAATCGCACCGAGTGTATAACTTGGTTCGTTTTTGCCACTGAACTTCTTGTATAGTTCGATATAGTCCATACACGAAATACCAGCAACAACCATTCGTTTAGAGAAATTGTTGTAGTAACATTCACGGATAGGACTCAACCTCTTAGCGAAGTTTGTACCCATCACCCGTTTGATTCGATTATACAGATAAGGAACGTCAAACCCGTCGATGTTCCAACCGGTGATAATTGTGGGTTGAATTTCCTCCCACTTATTCATAAAGTGACTGATCAACGATTCCTCATTATCAAAACTTTGAATAATCGTATCGGAAGTTTCACTGTCTTTAAGTTTTCCATCTTTATCCAAGATGAACGCTGTATACTTGGATGCAGCACCGTCATACAAAGCAATAGCCGTCAGTTCCTTGTCACCTTCTTCAATAACAGGAAATCCTCCTTCAGAACTGACCTCAATGTCGAAAAACACCACACGATGTCCTTTGGAAGGTTCATCACTATCTTCGTAAGCGTCAATCAATACCCGTGTTTCGGGAGGAACATCACCTTCAAAGATTGAAGGATCATTACGATTAAAATTGGTGACCTTTTCTAGCTCGTCGCCATAAACAGAACGATAACGTCCACCCGTCTTCTTACGGTACGCATACTTAGGCATCGGGAACGTAACATATCCCTTTTGGTCATCCCAAAGGTGTACGGTTTCAGTCTTCTTGTCGATATAAATATTTTGATACATAACTTATTTGATATACCCCAACTTGGATGTCAGACTCTCATAGATAGGAAGGTGTTCCGGTTTAACAGAATCTTTAGATGCCAAAATCTTTTCTGCCAACCAAAAACGACTAATTGATGGAAATACTGATGGTTCCAATTCTATACCATAGATGGCAGGTCTTCCAATTTTATTTACCATGTACCATAACATGGCAGTTTCATCCTCGTTAAGGGACTGCAATTCTTCTAATGTCATCTTATAACCTTATTCTATGGTGGTCAAAAAGTCAATTAATTTTAACACCACGAACGTTTTTGTCGATTATACAAAATCGAACGTTCTTGGAATCTTCAACTACGGCATTAACTCCCAATAGATAGGACTCAGAGTCACCATTCACAGTTTCTTTAATTGAGA